TGTAGTAACAATATAAAGTGAATCCGCTCTATCTTGCTCTATCATTTCAATAGCTTCTTCTACTAAGTTAGTATTGTCAAATGTATCAACACCTGGAGTTGCAAATACGTTAATATTAACAGCTTCTGGGTTTTTGAATGACCAGATACCCTCTAAGTAAGCATAGTAATCTGAATTAATACCAGTATCACCATTTGAAAGCGCTCTGTTTGAGAATACACCACTTAAAAGACCATCAGCACCTCTAGTACCATTAATTGTGTATCTATCAGTGTTTGTTCTTCTAGTTCTGTAAATATCCCATCCATCAAAACCACCGTATGGTGCGAATGTGAATTTTCTAGCATATACTTTTTCATAGTCTGTACCAACTACACCAGATTCAGTTCTAAATTCAGCGTTACCTGTTTCAAATTCATAAACTGGAGAGTAAGTACCACCTGTAGTATCAATTACTATTTCTACGTTATCAATAGTAGCGCCAGTAGCTTCAACGTCCATATGGAAACCTTTAGTCATACCAGTCCACATTGATAAATCACCTTCTGGTACACCCTTGTAGTCAAAGAAATCTTGGTCAATACCAACAGTCTCAGAAAGTCCTAAGTAGAATTTTCTCTTGTTTTCAAATGTACCATAAGTTTGCTTATAATCAACTGTTGGTGATTGTACCGAACCATTAGAATTAGTTTGGTAATCTCTAATAGGGAATCCTACGAAACCAGCTGGGAAAGCATCAGATGTGTCTGACTCTTCCTCTAACTCAACTAATACGTAATTAGACTTAGAAGCAAAATCACCATCAAGTGTACCAATTCTCTTAGCAATGTAATTGTTAGATGTTGGGTCCATTGTACATCTTGTAAATCTTTCAAGTATAACAGGCTTCGCATCTGTATCATCATATGCTCTAATTTCTACATCAAATTCTTTATCATCTAATTTAACGTTTTTAATAGAGATTTTAAATTGTCTGTTAGCTGCATTACCATCAGATATAGTCCAAAGTCTGAAAAGTCTAAGGATGTTAGAACCTCTTAATTCAGAAACAACCCATGGAGTAACCGCTGGTTGATATTCAGTTAAGTAATCATCAAAATCATCACTGTAGTTGATTAAATTATCGATATTAATACCTCTAATTTTTTCAGCATCGTAGTAACTCTCAAACATACCATCGAATAATTCTTCAACGAATAATGCTGTTTTACCATCTTGCGCACCTCTACCAAGTACTCTAGAAATATAATTTTTCTTAGTTTTATCAAATGAAAGTGAATATGAGAACGCACCTTGAGTTGTGGAAACACCAGTTAAACCAAAGTTACCCTTACCATCAGTTTCAGCAGCTGTAACTGTAGGATTAAATACAGCATCTGTGAATCCAGTAAGTTGGAATCTCATTATTTCATCAGCATCTACTGAACCTCTACTTCTAAGTAACGCTACAACCTTATCCTCAACATCTGAATAACCAGTTGCAGAATAATGTACAGTAACACCAGAAGTAATACCTGTTTGTGAACTCCCAAGAGTTCCAGCAGAAACTACCTTATGATTAATACTAGCACCACTAAACGTGTCACCAAACTTATCAAATACAGGTCCAACAAGTGTAGGTGTTGCAGCAGTTGCGGCAGTAGCTAAATATGCTAATTCATTAGTTAATAAACCATTGTCCCATAAAGTTTGTACAAATGGGTCAGAAGCAACAACTGTAGTAAGTGTTCCACTATCAGCAGTATATGAAATTAAACTAGAAGATGTGACACCACCACCAGTAGTTCCAGAAGTTGAACTATCTAATGCTGCATCAAGTGTGATACCCCAAGCTAAACCAGCATCATAACCAGAAAAACCAAGTACTCTAGATACAAATAATTGGTTGGACTGAGAAAGATAAGATTTAGCAATGTAAGGTAACTCATACTTTGGTGCACCGTTGTCTTTTATTTTTGTTGCGTTAAGTCCACCAAAAAATGATGTGAACTCATCATAGTTAGACACGAAGATTGGTTGGAACGCTGGACCTATCGTAGTTTCACCTACTAGACCAAGAGTTGTTACACCAACTTGACGTGTTACGAAAGTTAAGTCTTTTTCTGAAGTATATACACCAGGACTTACAAATACCTTATCAGCCATTCTTTACTTATTTTTAAAATTTATT